ACCTGGTCGACGACCTGCAGCTCATGCAGGAGCACGCCAGCGACTTCATGAAGAACGAGGCACGCAGCGCGATCGAGAGCCCGCAGAACTACGGCTTCACCAGCGTCGTCGCCAAGGCAACCAAGGACGCGATGGGCAAGGTCACCGGCTGCGCCGAGACGTTCATCAGCTTCATGGGCGGCAACCGCTCGTTCCCGGTCGCCGGCAACATGGACGATCGGCGCCATCGCCTTTTCGGTCTAAGCGAAGGCGATACCGCGATGTTTCGCCAGAGGGATGACAAGCAGCAGTTTCACATGACCAGCGACGGCGGCTTCTGGTCGGCGCCGCAAGACAAGACCATGCGCATGGCGCTGCTCGACGAGAATAGCGGTTCGCAACAGCAGCAGGGCAGCGGCAGCGGCTCGCCGTCCGCGCGGGATGCGAGCAGCGGCGCCGCCGGCGGCACGAGCGGCGGTCAGCAACAGATGGGACAAACGAGCCTCAAGGGCTCAAATCAGCAGGCGGGCAAGTTCGTTGACATCACCAAAGATGCCACGCGCGCCGCCGGCAAGATTGTCCAGCTCATCGTCGCGGCTGCGAGCGGGGGCGGCGGCGGAAGCGGGAAAGCCGGCAGCTCCTCGGGCAACGTTCTCGCCGAAGCGAACGGCTCGAACTTTTATTGCGGCGGCACTCCGGGCCAGGGCCAGTTCGCAATGATCGTCACCGTCAAGGGCCCGACCATGAACGTGCCTGGCCGCATCGGCTAACAAGGATCGGAAATGAAAAAGATCGCTTTCCTGCTGCTCGCGTTCAGCCTGCTCGCGAGCATCGGCCAGGCGTCGGCGCAGGAGACTGACGTCTGGCTGTTCTATGGCGCCGGCCCGCATAGCCTCTCCTCGGGCATAGATCAGATCGCGCGCAAGGCGCGGCCGCTTGCCGGCGTGAGCCGCGTGACCGTCCTCGACTACCGCAGCACGCAAACGGCATATGACCAAGTCCTAGCGACGCCGTCGTCGCACACGGTGATTCTCGGAGGGTACTCCTGCGGTTCGAGTTCGGCGCTCGTTGTTGCTCGCGCGCTGGCTGGCCTGCGCAACGTCGCCATCATCGGCCTGCAGCCGTCGCTTTGGTGCGGGCGTTACGAGACGACGCCGAATATCGTTTACGCGCAGGCGACCACGGGGACGTGCTGGCAGACCGGAGGGCTCGGCTGCGCTCGCTACCAGGGAGCTGCGCAGCACACGGTCCTGATCGAGCGGCCGCAGCGGCATCTGCAGGCGGATCAAGACCCGGACTATCAGCGCGACATGCTGTTTGCGATCGCGGCGATCGCCAAGCCCTCGCGCCGGCACTGGCTCGTCAAACATCTCGGGAGAACGAGTCACTACGTTTATGCCACCGGCCAACATCTGCGATTGGGCGAGGGGCGATGAACGGGCTGACGCCGACGCCTGACATCAGGCTCGTTCAGAATAATCAGTTCCCGGCCTACTCGGTCACGCTCGACTGGTCGCTGCTGCCCGGCGGCGAGCTTGACGACAGCCAGGCGCTCGCCACCGCGGTTGCCGTCGCGCTCGGCACCAATGCGCTCGCCGACGTCGATGACATCCTCCCGGACCCAGACTCGACCAATCGCGAGGGCTGGTGGGGCGACATGGACGCGGGCCCGATCTGGAACGGCTGGCCGATCGGCACCAAGCTTTGGCTGCTGCGGCGCAGCGCGATCCTGCCGGCCGGCTCGAAATATGGGCCGACGCAAGTGTGGGCCAATACGTACATCTTCAACGCACTGCAGCCGTTCATCGACAACAAGATTTGCTCAAGCTTTGAGATCGTCTCGATCCGGGTCGACAAGCAACGGATCGACGCTGCAGTGCGCATGTATCGCGGGCCGAAAACAGCGGTGCAACTGATGTATCAGGTGCTCTGGCAGGGGATCACACCCTAATGCCCTGGCAAACTCCGACACTGTCAGAAGTTCGCTCGCTGGTCCGCGACGCCGTGCACGGCTCGCTGCCAGGCTCCGACGCGACGATTCCCAACAGCGTCTTGCGCGTCATGAGCGACGTGCAAGCCGCGCTCTGTTTTCTGACGCTCGAATATATCGATTGGCTGTCCCTGCAGCTCATGCCGGACACGGCCGAGCAAGAATGGCTCGATCGGTTCGGCAATATCTGGTTGACGAATTCCGACGGCACGACCGGGCGCAAGCAGGCGACCTTCGCGAGCGGCAGCGTCACGGTCACCGGCCTGGTCGGCAGCGTCCTCCCAAGCGGCACGTTGCTCGGCGCCGTCGGTAGCTCGTTGCCGACCTATCAGACTACCGCGCAGGTCGTCATCGGCAACGGACCCTCGCCGGTGACGGCAGTTTCCTTGACCGCCGGCTCGGTCGGCAATCTCGACGCCGGGACGACGCTCGGCCTGGCAAACCCGCCGGCCGGCATCGACAGCCAGGCGACCGTCATCGAGATGGATGGCGGCAACGATCCTGAAACCGACGACGAACTGCGCGCGCGCATCCTATTGCGCATCCGCCAGCCGCCGATGGGCGGCGACGCGACCGACTATGTCGAGTGGGCCGAGTCCGTGCCTGGCGTCACGAGGGCCTGGTGCTTCCCGCAGGAGATGGGCATCGGGACGTGCACTGTCCGCTTCATGATGGACGACTTACGAGCAGACAACAACGGCTTCCCGCTGCCGTCTGACGTCGAGACAGTCCAGGCCTATTTGGACAGCGTGCGCCCGGTCACCGTCAAAGACATGTTCGTCGAGGCGCCTCTTCCTTACCCGATCGACGTCCGCATCCCCTATCTCGACGTCGACAACCAGGCGACGCATGGCGCGATCCAGCAAAGCCTGCTCAACGAATTCTTCGTGCGGCAACAGCCGGGGCAGACTTGGTATCGCGCCTGGACCGACGAGGGCATCATGTCAGCTCCCGGCGTGAACGCCTATGACCTGATCGGCGACGACACAGTGATGCCGAGCAACGGCTACATGCCTGTGCTCGGCGATATCAGATACGGCTGAGATGCAGATCACCGATGGCCGACGACGTACACGTCCGCAGGTCCGGCAGCGACTACACGCAGGCCTTTCTCAATCTGCTGCCGAACGGCCAGGCCTGGCCGCGGCATCCGCTCAGCACGCAGGTGCTGACGTGCGCAGGCCTGTGCGACTATTGGGGCTTTGTCGATGGTCGCGCCGCCGATCTGCTCGAAATCGAATCCGACCCGCGAACAACGATCGAGCTGCTGCCCGATTGGGAGCGGAATTGGGGACTGCCGGACGACTGCATCGCCGATCCGCCGACCGACCTAAACTCGCGACGAGCAAATCTCGTCGCCAAGATGACACTGCTCGGCTGTCAGTCGATCCAGTGCTACTACAATCTGGCGGAAGCGCTCGGCTACAACATCACCATCACCGAATATTCGCCGTACATGTGCGGCGTCTCGCGCTGCGGTGACACCAGGGGACAATTCAATCCGTCAGATCCCACGCATTATTGCTGGACGTTGGGACCGCCGGAAATTCGCTACTACTGGACGATCCACGTCTCAGCAAAAAAGCTGATCTATTTCCACTGCAACTCGAGCCGATGCGGCACTGACCGCTTGCTTGCGATCGGCATCGCCAGCGATCTCGAATGCATCTTCAATCGCCGCAAAGAAGCGCACACGCACATCGTTTTTGATTATTCGCCGAATGAGAACTTGGACTTCACGCAGCCTTTCAACGCGCAGTATCTCGCGCTCGGGATGATCTAACGATGCCTGACAACAAACAGATTAAGGACGGCCTGGGGAACACCTTCGGCGTGCGCATGCGGGATATTTCGCCGCTCACCGACGGGAGCCTGATGCGTTCGATGATCTACGCGACGCCCTATCCGCTCGATTACGGCGTCGGCGGCTTTTACCAGCATTGCGCCAAGAGCGGCGTCATGGCCGCCGGCATGGCGGCGGCGGCGCCGATCTATTCGTTCCGCTTCGCGACAGCGTCGATGCTGGCAGCGGTCGAGCGCGTGCGCTTGTCGGCGTGGACATCGGCGTCGCTGTTCGCCGCTGGCATCGCGACGTTCGACGTTTACGCGGCGCGCAGCTTCACCACGCCGGACACGGGCGGCAACGCGGCGAACTTTTCGGGCGACTACAACCAGCTCCGCAGCTCCATGAGCGCGTCGACCGCGAGCGTCCAGTCCGCCAATACCGGCGCGCTGAACGCCGGCACGCGGACGCTCGATGCAGCACCGCTCGACAGCAAGGTCTTTGCCGTGCCCGCAACCGCGTCGACGCCGATCGGGACGATGACCCTGTTCGAAAAGCTGCAGGGCGATCATCCGCTCATCCTCGCGCCGAACGAAGGCTTCATCGTCGCGGCGACGGTCCCGGCCGGCGGCACCTGGCAATTCGCGCTGACGCTCGAATGGTCAGAGCTTTCCAACTTCTAAGGGGCGCACGATGCAATATAACCAGCCGCTCGATCAGCCCAGCAATCCGAACGCGCCCTACGTCGACGGCGTCCCCGCCGCCGGCATCGAAGGCTCGATCGTCCCGGCCGCGGGCATCGAATTCGATCAGCGCGAGATCGTCGAAGTCATCACCCGAGCCAACGCCCGCGCTTATACGGATTTCACCGGCGCGGCATGCGCGGCGCCGTCGAACGCCGATCAGACCCAGCTGCGCAAGGCGATCGAAGGCTTCATCACCAATTGGCAGTTCATCATCTCGACGACCGTCATCAAGAAGGTGCACGGGCCGGGCGCGGATTTTCCCGATCTCATCTCGGCGATGGCCTGGCTCGGGCCCTATCGGATCACGCCGACCGGGCACGTCATCTTTCAGGTAGCCGGCGCCACCAGCGGCAACGCCGCGCAGTGGGTCTATTCGCAAGGGATCATCTTCGACCATCCGAACAACAATCGGATCAGCGTCTTCGGCGCGCCGATGCTCGGGACGCTGCCGACCGACGACACCGGCTACGCCAGCAACGG